TTCCATTAGTTCCATTAGTTCCATACAAATCAATATCGTAATAAATTGTAAATTGTTGATATTTTAACTCTCTTGCAATTGTAAGAGTAAATATATATTTTAATCCATTATTTAAATTATTGTTGCTAGATATAACATTACTAGATATCAAATTAGAATTAATAATTTTAAAGAATTGATATGGATGGTATGGAATATAAAACCCATTTTTTATAACTAAATTATTAAATGATGATATGACTTCTAGCTTCAAACGAGTGAATAATTCTATATCAGTAGATGGATTATTTATAGCTCCTGAATTATTTGATATTAAATTTTCACTTTCAATAATAGTACTTTTATTTTTTATTAGTGATTTATCATATATAAATTCATAGCTATCATTTGTTTGCATTTTTAGAATACTATACATTTGGTAAAAATCAAATTCATCAGTCATCGAAAAATTCTTTAGTGTTCGTGTATTTCTCAAAACATCAGTATCAATTGATTGAGATTGTTCATTATTTAATTGATTACCAGCAACAGGTAATTGATATTGTATTTTTACAGGAGGGTCATTTTCCTTTGATATTGATGCAATCTTATCTTGTAGTTTTGAATCATTGAAAACTAAAAATGGTTCTAGCGTCTCATCTTTTTTATCTAAGAAATATATTCTAATAATAGCTATTAATAATACAATAATTATAAACAAGAATGCATAACATCCATAAAACATGTTTGTAGTGAGTTTCTAATATTAAGCAAGATTTATAAAATATGAAAAACTATCTAATAAAATTAAAATAAATAGAAAAAACAAACAACACATAACACATCATATAACACATTACACATCATAACACATTACACATCACCATACACATTACACATTACACATCACCATACACATTACACATTACACATCACCTACACATCACATATCATTATACACATCACACATCACCATGCATTATTTACTAATCATCATTATCAATACCTAAATTATCATAGTCTTGGTCTCCATCATCATTATCTTCAACATTAAAAACAGTATAATTGCCTTCAGGTTGATAATCTTTATCATATTTTTGATTATCATTATTATTATTATTATTATTATTATCATTATAATCTGTATTCATAATATTGTAATCAGCTTCATAATCATCATTTTCTGTATATTTATTATCATCTGTAAATTCATCATAACTATATATATTATTCATCTTTTCTTCATTTTCATTTACATTGCTAATATTTTCATCAGTATAAATATAACTAAATTCTGTTTTCAAATGTGCATCTAGACCTGCATATTTGATTTTTTTAAGTTTATGCATTTGGATATATATATATTGTTTAATTGATTCATTACCTTGCTCAGACAATTGTTTAAATCCTCTCAAGTTTGCATCACGCAATTTCTGGTCATGAATTAATACAAGATTATTTATTTTTTTAGGTGTCAATTCATCATATATATTCTCAAGATTATTTATTTTTTCTAAATATTCTATTATAAATTCTTCTATTATTTTTATATTTTTATTATTTTTTATTTTAAAACTATGTATATGTTCCTCTTCATTAAATTGTATATCATCAATATCAATATCATTATCACTATCACTATTATCACCACGATTACCATGATTACCAGGATTACCACTGTCATTATCACTATCAGTATTAGCAATATTCATATTTATAGATTCATTATCTAGAAATATATCTCTATTTAGGTTATCTAAAATATTTAAATCATCTTCAGGGGGTGTTTTATATTGATAATCTATAACTTCACTTTTAAGATTTGAGAGATGATTAGATTCTAATTCATTAAACAGATTTACAAGAGATATAATATTTAAGTATTGAAGAATACTTGATGTCATTTCTGGGAAAAATATTTTATATTTATGTTTAGATTTTATAAGTCTAGAATAGTTATATAGTTCACGAGTATTTATACTAAGTTTTTCAAATAATTTTACGTTTTCTCCAAATTTCAAAAAATCTCTATATTGTGGTCTAACATCTTCTCTATTTAATGGATTTGATAATGCATTATTTTTAATTTGATTAATTATATCATTAAGAAATTTTAGTGTATACTGTATATATTCTTCTTTTTTATTATATCTATACAATTCGCTTTTTATTATAATTTCTGTTTCTGTTAAATGAGGAGATTTAATAGTCTCATTATCTCTAAATTCAATATATTGTTTATTAAAATCACCTATTGTAGACATAATATTACTATATCTATCAGTTTTTTTATTTACAATCGTAAGTTTTTTTACTAAATCATTAATTTCGGCTCCAATTTGAGAATTAAGATTTGCAAGATGTCTATGAATATCAAAAACTGCTGTTTTTTTGTGTGTTTTGATAATTTCAGCATCACTACCACTACCACCACTACCACTACCACTACCACCAAATATTTGACTAATGTTTTCCTTTATTTTTGCCAAATAATCTTTTAAAAATAATAAAATATTGTGTTTAGGACATTTATCAATAAGTTCATTTAATTTTAATAGCTCAACAGTTTTAATTATATTATCATTACCATTACCATTACCATTACCATTACCATTACCATTACCATTACCATTACCTATACCCCCATTGCTTATACCCCCATTACCTATACCCTCATTGCTTATACCCCCATTGCTTATACCATTACTATTATTTATTGTAGTTTGTATTCTTTTATAATCTTTCAATGAATATGTTTTAACATTAATATCATTCTTCTTTTCATTAGATATAATACATCTATTAAATTTGTCATATATATGAAGTTTGCCTTTATGAATTCCATTATCAATAAATTTAACATATATATCTTTTATCTCTTCAGGACTAACATTAAAACTAACAGGATACACAGTCTGTGATGGTTTATAATATGGATTATATATTATATTTTGTGATGGATATATTTTTTTATTTAATAATTTAATAATAATATCTTCAATTTCCCTAAAAGACTTATAATATGAATTAATATCACTATTTTTATCTTTAAAATAATTTATGTAATTATAAGGTTTATCTTTATTATAACTTTCTAGACAACAATAGTTATCTAAACTAATTTTTTGTATTGCAGAAATAGATTCATTAGATATAATTTGATTAATAGCATTTATTAAACATAATGAATAATATGTTGTATTTTCTATCCCAACAGAAATCATTTTATTTATTGTTTTATGTGATACTTCTTTTAAATTTGCAATATTCAAAATTTTTTCAGGAGACCATTTTAGAGTATTATCTACATTATTAATTCGTGGGCAAAATTCTTTCCAATAATTAGTTTTATATGTATAAAACTCAATAAGTGAATCAATTTCATCAGTTTTACGATTTAATGCTGTATATATGGCATTTTTAACAAAATTATCTTCTTCAACTTGTAGTTTAATACGCTCAAACAATTGCTCTTGTTTTAATTCTTTAAGAACTACATATTCCGGTAATATAGACATTTGAGTAAATAAACACATGATATAATTTATGCCATCATTTGCAATACTATTTATACCTCCTGTGCTAGAACCTAAACTAATAAGTGGATAACCTATAATATTTGGAGAGCAATCTCTACTTGATAATTTATATGGAGTTATAGTAGTTTGCAAAATAATAAGAAATCTAGCACCAATATCTAAAATAAGGTATTGTAAATAATATTGTTCAACATATTTTTTAAGAAGTGTAATATTACCTCCCAGCTTTGGTGATAAAGCCTTTATAAAACGCTCTTTACTTTCAAATTGATTAGTTTTTAAATAGTTAATCATGTTAATTTCATCTTTTATACTAAAAATATCAATATTTGAAAGTATTTTCATAAGTTTAAATATATTAACACGTAATATTAAATCCAGTGTTTTTTCATCTTGCGAATTTTTACCAACAAATAAATTTGATATTAATTTATTTATATATGATTTTTGTTTTTCTATTAATGGTGTATTATCTGTTATTTCACGGGTTTTAATCTTAAAACCATCTTCACCCTTTTCAAACTCTTCAATATCTAATATTTCCGTTGATGCAATATATTCATTACACCCGTCAACTTTACAGTAATATGCACTATTGCGTTCTATACCAAATATAGTTATTATATTATTAAAATCAATGTCTGTGTCATCTTCAATATAAGAAACACCCAATTTAACATGATTACATAATAGTTTTTGATTACAAATATTACAATATGTATTATTATTATCATTATTAAATCTATCATATGTTTTGTAATCGTGTATAAACTCTGTTTCATTGTTTTGAAATTGTTTAAATATAGTTCTTGCAAATTTATATCTATCTTCTTCATTTTTAATATTACCATAATATTTCATAACATTATAGTGTATACATGGTTTGTTTGAATGTCTCTCTTTTGCATTTTGTTCCTCTAATTTTGTTTCTTCTTCTTCTTTATTTTTCAAAATTCTTTTAGTATTATTAATCTTATTAACTAGAAACATTCTATCATTTATAATTTCTTTATTTAAACTTGCAATCAAAATAGGTATATGTTTAATGTATTCGATTTCTTTTTGTAGATTATTAATTTGTAATTCCATATCTATAATTTGTTTATTCATATCTAGAACATCATACATTCCATTTTCACTTCCATTTTCACATTTTAGTGAATCCAGATCAAACATGCATTTGGTCTCATCTTTATCATTTGATTCCGTTTTTGCAATACATTGATTTTTCTTATCATGTATGATTTTATAGAGTATTGCTATGTCTTCTTTTATCCACATATCTATATTACCAATAACTTCACGTTTAAATAATTGCTTACTATTATTTACATCTACTAATGCATAATCACCCATCATAATTACATTACCATCACTATCTGTTGCGACTTTTCCATTATCTTTTTCTAATCTAGCAAGACTTGGATACTTAATAACATTTGGACCAGTAATTTTTGCATTACAAGTATTACTGCTATTTGCTTCACCTATTGAGCTGAATTTGCTTGGAGTTCCTTGTGTCCCCCCTTGCCCCCCTTGCCCATTTCCCAATTGAGCGTTCGTATTTGTCATAGCATGTTTTTCTTTTATAATGGTAATTTCTGTTTCCAAGTTTTCAAGATTATGTGTATCTTGATAAGTTTTAAGATAGTTAATAAATATAGTTTTAAAAAAATATTTTCCATTATCATAACTGTTGATTATCCATTTTAGACGTGTATTATCACTATCTATGTTAGCAATTTTGTTATCATATGTATCAAAATAAAACTTTGTTATATCATTTATTATATCATCAGTTATATATCGAAATGATTTATCATTTTTCAAATGTGTATGCGATAATTTTTGTTCTTTTGCCTTTTTCTCATTATCTTTTTTAGTTTGTTTCAATTCGTTGGTAAATTCCTTAAATTTATAAGATATTCTTTCATTGAAATCTTTATATACATCAATAAATTCACTATGTTTACTTATTAATTTATTATACATATCTAGAGTTATATCTTGATAATCATAGTTAAATTTTGATATAATATTATATATATCATCCATGCTACCTATTGGTATATTTGGTGTGTTTGGGTTTTTTGGATTATTTGTATTATTTGGATTATTTGTATTATTTGGATTATTTGTATCTAAATATAAATTTATAATATCATCTATTGATGGTATAATTTTTGCAATATGGGTTCCTAATTCATTTGTTTCAAAACCATTTTTAGGTAAAAGAAATATAATAAATTTATCTGCATTCTGTGTAAATGAAAATTGTTCTTCTAATTCTTCATCAATTGTTTCTGGGTTAATATCTTCCAAATTAATAGTAATCACTTCATTATGTTTCTTTTGTATATTATATAAATTAGCCAATAATATAGAGTCATTGTTTTTGGAATAATTAAAAGATGTATTAAAAGATTCATTATTAACATCAAAATATCTAAGAGGTGGTCTAATATAACCAATAAGATTAATTAAATCTCCTCTATAATATGTTTTAAAACTAGGATTATTATACAATATATCTTCGGTATTTGTATCTTGGCTATCTTGTCCATATCTAGTTTCTTGTCCATATCTAGTTTCTTGTCCATATCTAGTTTCTTGTCTTTCTTGTATATCATCATTAGAATCATTATAAAAATCATCATTTTTATTAATAAACCTACCCATAGAACCTATATTGATTTGACATTCAAAATTCATGGGACTTAAACTATATGATTGACATTTAACCGGTTTATCACAATATTTAATAGTTAATGTATCTTGAAACATACGTAAATAATTATCTTTATGCAAATATTCTCCTAAATGAATATTTATATTAGTTATTGTATCATCATTATCTAATATTTGACTAGTTGGGTTCAAATTACTTATAATATTATTAATATATGAATCATTATGTATTGAACTATTTTTTTTATTCTGTATATCTATTGTGTTTTTTAGAGAATTATAATAATCATCAAATACATGATTAGTATGTTTATCATATTCATCTATTTGATTTTTTTTGGTTTTATCTAAATATATTTTCTTACGATTAACAACTAATGGAATAAGAAATTTATTTGTAAATACACATTTATCATATTCACCTACTAATGGTTTATAATCCTGTGGTTTGAATTTAATAGTATTTAAATCAATATCTTTATCACATTCATCATGATTATCATTATAACATCTAGATGATAAATTATATTTTAACATACTAATAATATTAATGTGTTTTATAATGTTTTTATTTATCAAATCATTTTGTTGTTCAAATTTTGATAATTTATTATGTTTATATTTATACAAATCGCCTTTTTGAATACTTTCATTATAAATTTTGTCAATTTCATCAACTTCTATTCTTTTAATTTTTTCAAATGTTTCTATTTTTTTAGTATTCCCAGTATTCTCATCACCATTCTCATTATCACTATCATCTATTATTATATCTAAATCATTCTCATCATATTCAGTTTCAATATCTGTATTGGAATGTGTATTGGAATCTGTATTGGAATGTGTATTGGAATCTGTATTGGAATGTGGCATAACACCTTTAAATAAATTTTTTAATATATCTTCATCATCTTCTGTACTATTTGTACCATTTGTATCATTTGTACCATTTGTACCATTTGTACTATTTGTATCATTTGTACCATTTGTACTATTTAGTGTTTCATCATCTATATCAATGCCTTTATCTATATCATCAATATTCCTTCTTGAATATTCAATGTTTGATAGTGATATAAGACTATTATATTTACTATTTATTACTTCATCATTATCTAGTGTTTCTAAATCAAAATCAGTTGTATATAATGAATTTGATGAATTTGCTGAATCTGCAGTGTCTTCCATACCTGCAGTGTCTTCCATACCTGTAATTTTCTTCTTTCTACCACCTGCATTTTGAAATATTAATTCTCCATTAATATCCATTTTAATATAATCATTTTGATATTCATGATTACCACCAGAACCAAAACCAAAAGAAATTTCATTATCTGCACTATTCATATTAATTATATTACCATTAGAATCTTTAGAACTTACAATCAGCTTATCACCAAGTTTATTGGAAATTGCACTTGTAATAAATTTAGGGTCAATACTGAAAGCATCAAGTTTTGGATTATATAGCATATTTTGAAATACTTCTGGAAATATTACTTTACCTGATTTTGGCAAAACGCGAATTTTATTACCATTATATTCCATTGTTGTAGTAAGCAAATCATTATCTTTTAAATTTTTGAAAGCTTCTGCAATTACATCATTTAGCATTGGCAGAGTTTGGGAATTTATATTTGTATTTACAAATTTATTATTTATACTATTACTGCTACCATTAATACTACCATTTCCACTACAACTACCACTTCCATCTTCGATAAGAGGAATCATACGACTAATACCGCCAAACGTGGGTATTTCCTTATTTTTATAGAATAGAAAATAAAGTGAATTTCCCAATTTATTCATATCTTGTTCACCATTAGATAAATTTACCCAAATACCATTATCTGTTTTTTCAATAACATCAAGAGTTTTACCATCAAGACTACAATAACATGAATTTGTAGGTGTATTTAAAAATACGCGTGAACCAGATACTAATCTACTATGTAAATCCATTAATTGAACATCGCGTTCAGGTAATTCAACATCAGGACAATATTCGGGAATTCCTATTGGAAATGCAAAATCCATTAAAGGTTTAAGCATTATCTTTTCATTTGGCATTAAGTTATAAGTTCTATAATGTTTTAATAATGCATTTTTAAGATTTGCATATTGATTTTCATTTATAATTCCTACCTTTGCAATATTAGGATGTATTGCAAATTTACTAAATATTGGATGAGTATTTTTATCTAATCTAAACACTATAATTTTATTATTATTTATAATTGACACTAATACTCCATATAATTTATTTGATGCAGTATTTATTAATATGCTACCTGTAGTAAAATTATTCATAATTAATTTAATTATTAATATTAACTAATTATTAATAATTAATACTAACTAATAAATAATTAGATTAATTTTATAAAGTTTAATCTTATATTTAATATTAGTTTAATATAATACAATACAATATATACAATACAATATAATATATACAATACAATATAATATATACAATACAATACAATATATACAATACAATATAAATATGTCATTATTAAAATTATCTTATAATTGGATATATACCACATCAAATGATAATGAATACATTTTAGGTTTAATAATTATTATTCTTGGATTAATTATTTTAAATTTTAATTTATTAAAGAGAAAAAAAGATAAGTTTGGAGACACCAGTAATAATAATGATTATGATGAAAAATATGATGAATTACTTAATAATTATATTAGACCTACAATAAATAATACAAGTGATAATTTTGGTATATCTAGAGATGAAATTGCAAGACGAAATGCATGGGCTAAATTAGATGGTAATCAAGAAACAATACCTGTACATACTTTGAATATATCTAATCCATTATTAGATTCATATTCAAGTAATTCCTCTGTTAGACCAATGAATTATTCAACAATAGGTGATTATGCAACACTAGATACACTTGGCAATTCATTAACTGATACTTTAGGTGGTATTCCTTCTAATTTAGGGTATACTCTTTTAACTGAACAACTTGGAACATTTAATTTAGGAAATAATACTTATGATAATACTGCAAGCTATAAATCTTATTTGAATCATAAGACTTTAGATGGTGTATCATCTGGAAAAATAGCTGGTAGTGGAACAGGTTTTAGTGGTAAAATAATGCAAGATAATAGACCATTATTCATGCAAAAAGATTTTACAGGAGTTGCAAATATTTTCGCACCAAATATTATAATAGCAAATGCACCATTAAATGATGATGGAACACCTGATATAAGTTTTCAAATGTAATTATTTTAAGACAAAGTCTATTTATTATTGATATCATAATTAAAATATTGTATTAAATTAAAAGAATACAAAAACAGATTACAAAAACAGATTACAAAAACAGATTACAAAAACAGATTACAAAATAGATTACAAAATAAGATGTCATCAAGCAATAATAACAGCCAGTATATTAGAAAAACAAATTATACATCTACTACTTTTATTGTAATATTAGGAACATTAGGTGTAATAGGTATTGTAATTTATATATATAATAATTTTTATAATAACTTACCTTCACCAACTGCAACTTTAACTAGTTCGATATGTCCTGATTATTGGGATTCAATAGGTAATAGTAAATGTAAAAATACAAAATCGCTTGGTGTATGTAGTAATACAGAGGGTTCAAATACAGTAGATTTTAGTGGAGATGTTTTTACTAACAAAAATACAGGGGATTATTCGAAATGTAAATGGGCAAAAGCATGTAGTATATCATGGAGTAATATTGATAGATTGTGTTAAATGTGTTAAATGTGTTAAATGTGTTAAATATATAGAGTTTTTATGTATGTTTTTATGTGTGTTTTTATGTAGTTTTTATGTAGTTTTATGTTTTTAATAAATTTAAAAATTTCAATTCTTAAAATATAAAATATTGAAATATAAAAATTGAATATATTATTATAATTATAATTATTAAAATAATGTAAACTTCAAAAACTTATATCTAATAAACTTATATCTAATAAACTAATTAATTATAAAATTATTTATTATTATAGATTATTTACAAAGCATTATTTACTACAAAGCATTATTTACAATTACAAAGATGCATAATAATGAAATTCATAATAGTCTTAGTAAATATCGTGTATTTGAGAATACTGATAAAAATGTATTATCTCAAGGTAGTGTTCAATGTAAAGCTGGTAAATGGTTAATACCCGATGATAAATATAATGACTTTTTAGAAAGTATTAATAATGAATTAATTAAAAACCCAAGTAGACAATTACATTTTCTAGAAATACCAAAAAAATACAATCAAATAAAAATAGACATAGATTTGCGGTTTAAAGCCACTGATGATGAAATTAAAAATAGATTTAATATTACTAGACGTTATAATGATGAGTTTATTGATGCAATTATTAAAAGTATTGTAGTAAATCTTAGAGAAATAATAAAAGTAAAACCACAATATAATATTTATGTTCATGAAAAACCCGTGCCTCGTATTACTGATGAAAACACCATAAAAGATGGAATACATATTATAATTCCAGATATTGTAATGAATAATTCAGCATTATATTATTTACGTGAGCAAATATTAGAAACTGATGAAATTAAAGATATTATTAAATCAATTGGTAATATAACAGAATTACATGATGTTATAGATAAACGCATTATATTTCCAAATGCATGGTATATTTATGGATGTGGTAAACCTGAGGATTTAGGAAGTTATTATAAAGTATCAAAAATATATGAAATAAATAAAACTAATGATGATATTGGATATTTAATTAAACAAGAAAAGCCAGATATCCAAAATACAACAAATACCCAAAATACAACAAATACCCAAAATACGAAGAAAACGCTTTTAGATTATATAAAATTATTTTCCAATTTTGGTAAAATAGTAAATGTAGATTATGAAATTGATTTTGAGGATAATGAATTAGGAACACAAGATACTTATAGTAAAGAGCCAACATTTGGAAGAAAAGAGAGAGACCATTTATTACGTTCGTATACGCAAAATCAAGCCAATTTTCGTAGAGTATCAGCATTATCTATTCCGGAAACCAAACCATTTTTGAATTGTTTGAAAAAGGAGAGAGCTGATGATTATAATGATTGGAAATGTATTGGTATATGTTTATATAATATGGATGATAGAAATTTTGATATATGGAGAGCTTGGAGTTCACAATCTGAAAAATATAACGAAGATACATGTATAAAAGCCTGGTTCTCTGAGTTTCCCAAGTGTGGTAAATATAACTTAGGTTTAAATAGATTGAAAGATTTAGCCAAGCAAGACAATATAGAAGAATACAATAAGATAATAAATATTAATAAAGTGAATTTCTTTGATAAGTGGATATATGCACATGCAAAGGAAACGCATATCAAAGCCCTTAGTATAAGCACTCTATCTAATTATATTAGAACTTATATTAAGGACTATGCGAATTTCAATGTTGCATGTGCATGCCCTGGTGCAAGCCCAATTTGGTATAAATTTGATAATCACAAATGGACAGAAGATAAAGCTGCCAATAAGATATATATGCTTATGACAGAAGAATTACAAAGGGAATTATCAATAATTCATGAAAACTTAAAATTAAAAGTATTTAGTAATCAAAATGATGAGCAAAATGGAGTTCAAGGAGAACAAGGACGTAATACTGCAAGTGCTATACTTGCAGGTGCCAGAGATGAAGGTAATTATGACGGTGAAGAAGAAAGCAACAAGTCATATCAACGTCATTTAATTGATGACCGTGAAATCCAGGCTAATATAGAAGCACAAAAGACTAAACATTATGAAAATCAGCATACAAAGGCATCATTAGAAAAATGTGGTAGTATTCTTGCATTTATAAGCACACCTCAAAATAAAAAGAAAATCATAGAAGATTTAAGTCAAAAATGTTATGATGAAGAATTCTATACAAATTTAGATGAGAATCGCAATGTATTTGTATGCAATAACGGTGTTTTAGACTTAGATAAGTGTATATTTCGCAATGGTCAACCTATTGATATGATGACTATTAGTTCTAAGATTGAATATCCCAAAAATGTAGATACTCTTGAAGCACAAGAAATTCTCCATTCAATTCAAGATTGGCTTGATAAGATATTCCCTGAAGATGAGGTTCAAGAATATGTATTGAATACATTTTCACAAAAACTGTCGGGTGTGTTATTTGGAGAGAAATTCCATATTTTTACAGGTTCAGGTGCAAATGGTAAATCCCAATTCTTTAAAATGATAAATAAAGTATTTGGAGAATATTATAAAACATTTGATAATACATTATTAAATACTGCAAAGAGGGATGCTAATTCAGCATCACCGGCAATTGCGTCTTTAAAAGGATGCCGTATTGCAGCTACAACAGAACCCAAAGGTGGTCAACCTTTTGAATCAGACAAAGTAAAAGAATTAATTAGTGGTGATGAACTAGTGGGTCGTCATTTAAATAAGGATTTAATCAGGTTTACACCTCAGTACATGATGACAATGCAATGTAATGATATACCCAGAAATGAATCTACCGATGATGGTTTTTGGAGGAAAATATTTGTAGTTCCAATGCCTGCCAAATTCATTTTTAAGGAAGAAGATATGTATAAGATTGGGGACCAACGCAAATTCCCATATCACTTCAAAGCAGAAAATCAGGAACACTTATATGGCGAATGGGCACCCTATTTTCTATATTTGCTATTTGAGAGATACAAGGAATTAAAACGTAATGGATTTAAATTCAATGTTCCTGATAAAGTTCGTATTGCAGTTAAGGAATATATGGACGAAGCCAGCACTTTTACACAATTCTTTAATGATAAGATAGTCGAGGCACCTGGATATAAAATAGATAGTAATACACTATATAGTGAATTTCAACTGTTTGTTGGTAGGGATTTTAAAACACAAAAACCGGTATTCTTGAAACAAATGGAAAGATTCTTAGGAAAACCTAAGGGTCGTAATAAGGAATATCAAAATTTTAAAATATATGGAAGTTCTGGTGAACCAATAGATGGTGAACAAGTAGAAGTAAATATGGGTGATTAATAACTAGATTAATAACTAGATTTTTACATTTCAACTAAACATGAAATTTAATCCTCCTAAAACTATCAATGTTATTATTAGACCTAAAATTATTTTGTAATACAAATTTTGTTTTTTTTCATTTATATTATTTTGTTCTAAAAAATTTGAGAAATTAATCTTATTTATATTTACATCATTTTCATATTTTTCGAAATCTTTTGTGGATTTATTAATTATATATTGTTTATCATCTAAATTTTTAGTATTATATTTTACAAAATATGCTTGTTGATTTTGCAAATCTAATTGTTGTTTAAGACTATCAATATTTTTATTAATTATGCTAGATTTAGAAGTAATAATATTAATTAAATTACTACCATTGTTTTTAATTTCAGCAATAAACTCATTTTTAATTTTTTCAGTATTTATATTTGTATAATTTGCAATATTACCATCTTGATAATAATTATTACATGATGTAAGCTTATTGTCAACTAGACATTGATAATCTGTAGAACCTGATTCTGGAACTATTTGACAAGTATTTCCAAATTGTGAATATTTATTATTATTATATACTGACCATTGGTCGCATATTGTTCCATCATTATTTATCATTATTCCAGGGTCTAGATTTATAGTATTATATTTACCAAATATGCCATTCAATGTAGTTATATGTTCATTGGCAGTTTGATTAACTAATGTGTTGGGTAATTCATCAGTAGAAATTTTTGATGATGTTTGTGTTTGTGTTTGTGTTTGTGTTTGTGTTGGTGTTGGTGTTTGTGTTGGTAATGATGTTGGATCTATAAATAGTTCATTTTTAGTATTATAATAATATGTTATTATGCAAATACATAATAAAAAGATTGTAAAGATAGAAATAATAGTATTGATAGAATTGGTAGAATTGGGATTTATTAAATTCATTTATGATATCATATAATTCTTATTTGTATATGTTGTCTAATATATAATTTGTTTTTTATTTATAAATTATTTAATTATTAGTATCTAGAATCTAGAACTATTTAGTATCTAGAACATATTTCATAACACATGTCTATAAATATTATCAACGCTGTCCATGTTATCTAAGTAATTACGTGTCATTATACCACTAAATGGGTCATCTTCTTTAACTTCATTTGTAGAGAAATTAGATAAATATAAATTACGAAAACCCATTTCAGGTATCCCGGTTTTATGACCATATTGAGTAAGAATACTTGGATTATATTTATTAAAATGTTGATGAAAATTAATGACGGGACCTACTCGATGTATAGGCATTCCAAGTTCATTTTGCTTTTTTATTGTTGGTAATGCAGAATTTATATTTTGAGTATGTGTTTTGTATAAGTGTGGGTTTAATTGATGTTTTGATTTATGATGTATAGTTCTAGATTTATTCATTAATTGATTAAGATATACAATTAATATTAATGCTAATGATAAACACAATAGATAACTTAGAAATGATGATTCCATGTTTATATTTATTACTATATTTTACTATATTTTACTATATTTAATCTAGATAATAAATTAAGTCTAGATAATAAATTAAGTCTAGATAATAAATTAAGTCTAGATAATAAATTAAGTCTAGATAATAAATTAAGTCTAAAGTTTATAAAAAATATATTGTAAAAATTTAAGTCTAAAGTTTATAAAAAATATATTGTAATATATTAAAACACATATACAAAACACATATACAAAACACATATACAAAATGAAAAATTTAATTTTTAAAAATGATAATTTTTACTTAGTTGATGATTTAGGCAAAAATGCAGGAAAAACACGCAAGGTTTCTGGATACAATATTGATACAATATCTAAAACTAATATGCCACATCAGTTTTTCAATAATAAAATAGTTATATATGGAACCCATACATGCCCATATTGTCTTGGTATTGTTGAATTTCTAAAAGGAAAACCCAAATTATATAAAAAACTTATATTTGTTGCAATTGATACAGAACCAGTAATGTTTTTTAATAGACCCGCAATCTTTACATTATTAAAATCACAAATTAAAAAACATAGAACTATTCCTATGGTATTTGATGATGGTGTCTTTATTGGAGGATGTGATGATAGCAAAATTTATTATGAAAAATTATAAATACAGATACATAATAACTCTAGATACCTAATAACTCTAGATACCTAATAACTCTAGATACATAATAATTCTATTCCAATATATTAAATATATTGTTCCATTCATTTACACTTTCTTGTTCTTGAAATATTAAGTGTTTCTTCATTTCAATATTTCTCATTATTTTATGACGCAGTTTTTCATTTATACCAATGCTAGATGCTAATTGAGCATATTGTTCTGCTGTTTGAACAATGCATTCATCTAAACCCATTTTTTTGTATAGTCCAGATGTAAAACGCCCGTGGAGAAACTCACAATTATCCATAGTAATTACTGGTATATTATAATCAAATGCATCATATGATGTATTGAACCCTCCAAATGGAAATGGGTCTAGACATACATCACTAATACTAACCATATTTAAAAATTCATCTTTTTCAAGGGCACCTATCCATTTAATACGTTGCATTTTTTCTAATCCTATAATACTTAATAATCTTTCTAAATGGCTTTTACAAAAAGGAAATGTGTTAGATAGTAATATAATACCTAATGGGTCTAGCTCTAATATACGAGCTAAACATGTTTCAAACTCTGGAGTTAATTTATAAAAAGTTTGCAAACATACATATATGTGTGTATTATCAGTACCATCAGTACGAATACCTAAACCTAATCCTAATCCTATTTCCTTACGTGTTTTAAAAATTTTGCTTTTATTTTTATATAAATCATTATTTTCAACAAATAATTTATGAGGACTGATATAATATGTTCCCAGACTATTAAATAATATAAGTTTTTCTGTATAATTAGATTGTGATTTGGCGATTTCATTTTCAAATATGAAGCTAGATATGAAATAATCAATTGTATCAATACCACTTGTTTCACTATGTCCCCATGTTGTTATTTGTATTGGTGCTATACGTGAATATGCAAGTAATGTAGGTAATAGTTTCATTCCTATATCTGGATACACAATGAAATCAAATTTATATCTTTCTAAAACACTACGAGCACTTGATAAATCATTACCAAGATGTATATAATTGTTTTTCATTTTAATCATAAAGACTTTTGCTACTGAATATACACTACCACTACCTTGATTTTCAAATACATCAAAAGGATAAAATGATGCAAAATATACATCATATTTGTTTCTATCTAATTTACCTATAATACTAATTCTATCACGCAAAACACTTGTATCAGTAGTAAAAGAATCACTTATGAAACAAATGCGTTTTTTGAGTGTAGTTTGTAGTGTATCTTGTTTTGTAGTTTGTAGTGTGTCTTGGTTTGTGTCTTGTTTTGTATATATATTTGCATGAGAATTAATATATTGCTTTTTAAATAATGTTTCAGCTAACCGTGGACTATAATAGTTAAGCCATGGACATATTTTTCTAAGTAATTTGCAATATTTAGATAATATATTAACATTGTTTTGATTATGATAAGCTATAGCATATGGCATGCATGTTTCATTACTTATGAAAACAAATTCACTTTCAGTAAAATAGTCAGCAATTGACCAATTAATTTCCATCCATTCTAGCAACTTAATATATATGTTTCTTTGTTTTTCTATTTCGAGTGTTTCATATGATGCATGTGATTCATATGATGCATGTGCGTATGATGCATGATTACTATAACTATTATAATAAGGAATATGAAAAAAAAACCATATTATAATATCTTTTGCACCCAGAGACAATAATGCTTTATAAAATCTAATACACCAATCTAAATTATTAGTTAAACCTTTATCAATAAATTCCTTTTCATTCTTAGAACTGCAATTAGCTACAAGTTTTATAATTGTTGGTCTTATATGTTGAAATAGAAATGACATTGGACTATTATGAGAATCAAGTTCTGGTGTTGTTGTAATAAAACGTATTTTATTTACTAATTCTTTAAATATTGAGTTAATTTTGAGTTTTTTCTCTTGTGGTTCCATATCTAGATACCTTACATCAATAATATTATAAATATGTTGGGATGCATAATTTCTTAATGTATTAATTTGGGATTGATTGAATTTATTTGTAATATGTAATGTGTTTGGTTTCATTTGTTTCATTTGTTTCATTGGTGTATATAATTTATTAGGTTTCATTTTTGTATCTAGACCTAGTTTTAATAGGTAGATTTATATTTAAAAAAAAACGTTAGATTATGTTTGTTTTCATTTTCATTTTCATTTTCATTTTCATTTCATTTCATTTTAATTATCAATTATATATATATATGATGTAAATGAAATAACAGATATTAAAAATATTAGAAATATTAGAAATAGTAAGATAGCAAATAAAAACTAAAATGTCAAACAAAATAAAAACAAAAATACTATTAGTTAAACCAATATTAACAGAAGAAGAGCTTGAGAAACGAGAAGGTAATTTTTTCCCAGAAAGTCATTATACTAATATAATTAGAACAAATACGGATGCTTATTATATTGATGAAAAAACAAATAAAAAAACATTGATATTCAAATTTAGAAAATCAGTAATACCAACTGATATATGTGTAAAGGCATATAATGCTTTGGAGGGACATGCAAAGCAAAAGAATCATAACAGAGGTGCCGCCGCTGGTAAAATTAATAAAAAAAGTTTAAAGAACTTACCTAATCATGTAGGAAAAATTACAAAGACTGATAAATATAGAGTATTTTATAAAACAAAATCTGGTAAAGTATCTAGAGATAATATTGGAAATATAGCAAATTCTAATATAGCAGGATACTATGATAGACCAGATAGAAATAATTATAATACAAAAACAAAATCGCAAAGCAAATCGCAAAGCAAATCGCAAAGCAAATCGCAAAGCAAATCACTTTCAGTTCCAATGTGTAGAACAACCCAATTTACTAAACAAGAGGTTGAAAAATGGAATGATACAATACCATTAATTAAAGAAACTGATAAACTATTTAAATCACTAGTTCCTGATAGACATAAAATACAATTAAAAAGGGCTAAATTAACCCCCAATTTTCAAATTGATAATACTGCATATAGCACTATTACCGTTAATTATAATTGGAGAACTGCAAGCCATCGTGATTCTGGTGATTTAGATGAGGGTTTTGGTAATTTATGTGTTCTTGAAAAGGCAAAGTCAGGGCACCCAGAATGCAACGGTTTTACAGGTGGATACTTAGGATTCCCTAGATTTGGGGTTTGTGTTGATGTTAGACAGGGTGATTTCCTTGCAATGGATGTGCATCAATATCATTCAAATACAGATATTAAAGGAGATGGACGACTTAGTGTTGTTTGCTATTTAAGAAAAAAAATGATTAATTGTATTAAACACTAAATAGATTGTATTGAATTGAATTGTATTGTATTGAATTGTAGTGAATTGAATTGAATTATAAATTCAACTTACGCTTACACTTACGTTGTTTCTTTACATCTTTGCGTATTTCATGCAACCCTTTATCAATACTACAACTCCTTAAAAGTTCCAACTTTCTATCTAACCTTTCCAGATGATAGTTTAAATTCACCCAAATATCTATATCTGTCTCTTTCACAGCCCATAATAGATTGAGATTAACTCTCTCTCTCTGTTTCAACAAACTATCATAATTTTCATAACGAGACGAACGATGCGAACGAGGAGCCATTGCAAATTAGATATAAGTATGTATATAAGTATGTATATAAGTATGTATATAAGTATGTATATAAGTATGTATATAAGTATGTAAATATGCATATACATGTTGTAAAAAATAGTATACATAAATTATTTCAATTTTAGTATGATTTTATATATTTTGTTGTTTATTACGCTAATAAAAAAATTTATTATAATAATAATTAAATTTGCATGAATCGAATTATTATTTAAGCATCAAGACTAAAGTCAGTAAGCCACGATGTATACGTGATGTACATGGCATAGGGTATACCGTATCTGGATGGTTTTTGTGAATTAACGCCAAAAATAGTCTTGCAATCGACAAGTAATTTATTTATTACTTGCTGACTTGGCATCTCGCTCTTATCTTCTACAGATAAAAGAGGCTTAATCTCATAGTCTGGTAAGACTACTCCTTTGAACAATAAACGGAGATTTCCTGTTAAATCAAGAACTACAAGTTTGCATTCTTTACTGCAAGCATGCAAACACATTTTTCCTTTAAGACCAATCGAAAAAGCCCCATCGGTTTTTGTAATTGGTTCTGCACATCCATCACATGTATAATGATGAATTTTAGGTACTTGAGGTACTTGAGGTACTTGAGATACTTGAGATGCCATTTCCTGTAAGTTTTTTACAAAATATATAACTATATATATATGTTTAATATTTTCATTTTTTACCATTTTTTACCATTTTTTACCATTTTTTACCATTTTTTACCATTTTTTACCATTTTTTACCATTTTTTACCATATTTAACAGTTTATTTAAGGATAAGCTTAATGAATATTAGGTATTAGGTATTAGGTATTAGATTTTTTTTAAGCTTTCCTTGTTGTTTGTGGATTTGCAGTTTGTGGGTTTGCATTTTGTGATTGTGTTGTTTGTGGATTTGTAGTTTTTGTTTTTGATTTTTTATTTGTATTACCATATTGTAAATCCTCATTTTTCATTACAAGAGCCTTTTTTTTAAATCTAGTGATATAAGCATCCATATTACTATCAATATATTGAAATTCCATAGCTATAAATTGGCATCCAAGGTCAAATGCTTTTTGAGTATCATAATTTCCATTATTGAAATCACCTTCCTCGTGTGGAACTATGATTGTAAAACCTGTCCTATTATATTCTATTAATTTATTACTATCAAAACTACTATTCATAATAGTAGAATAATGCAATCTTTGCATTTTATGATTAGAATTATTATCTATATTATCCCATGAATAATTTACTATCTCTTCTAAACCACTACCTTGAAACCCATCACTTGCAAATATGAATACTTTACCTTGTGATTGTGTTATTGTCATATCTGCAATATTATCACTATGTTGATAACTATATGCGTTTTCTAGCAATCTATTCGGTAATGTTCCAAAATACTTAGTAATAAGATATGCAATTAAATTTAAACAACTTAAATTGCTATTAGTATTAAGGTTAAGTCCTATGAAAATTGGGTCATCTGGGTTTGTTACGCCATTTTTACCATCACTAATAGTAAATGCATTTTTTGCAATGGTTTCAAAAATGGTTTCAAGAGGAGTATCACTTACCATCATTTTCCATTCACCTTCTTTGTATCCCATACTCACTACAGGAAATGCATTTTCACCATATTCGCTATTAAAAACATTAAATTCTAAATATCTAGCTCCACCTTGTAATGCTGATAAAACAATGTGTTGACTTGTATAATCATACATTTGATATCCACAATGAGCAGCATTGTATGCACTTTCAATATAATAATCTCCTAACCGGGATTTACCAAATTTTGATGCATCCAATGATGTCAACTGTTGAAAACCTTGATACACAAGCATTCTATCAATTGCACGACTAACTCTGTAAGTCTCTGAGAAAAAATAGATTATAATAACAATAATTAATGCAGATGTAATACCAAGTAATAATAAATAATTATCAGTTACAGTTTCATAAACACCAGATGCTTCCTTTGCAGTTTGAAATGGTGAACTTGAATCTACATTATTTGTATTTGTATTTGAAAATATAATATTATCTGTTTTTGGTGTATTGGGTTTTGGTGTATTTGGTGTATTGGGTTTTGGTGTATTGGTTTTTGATGTATTTGATGTATTGGGTTTGGATGAATTATTTTTTGATGTATTTGGTGTATTGGGTTTGGGTGTATTTGATGTATTGGGTTTGGGTGTATTTGATGTATTTGGTTTTGCAGTATTTACATTAGTAGCCATCCTTATATAGTCTAGCAATAGTATTATTTATTACACAGAAAAATAAAAACATAGAAAAACTAAATTTAATCTAACTCATATGTTATATCTATTTTAAATTGATTTTCATTTGTATTTAGTTTATCCGGTTCTATGAATTTTATTAAATTATTATTATAAAACACTAGTGTTTGACCATTTACATTATTAATAGTATAGTATCCATTAACTTGTGTAATATTAAATATACTATTTTGGGTTGGAGCTATTGCTTTATCATAAAGAAAAAACGAATTAGAATCATAAGATATGTAAGTTTTCTTTTCTTTATTTTGTAAAACAAATTGGTCTTTAAAAATATCAAAATTCATAGCATTATTAGGGTTTTTAGGTATCGCATAATAAGATGTTCCATCATTAGTATTATTCTCTAAAACTCCTATAATATTACCTCCCATTGTTTTTAAACTCCCATTATATAATGTTATAATTTTTATTGTATATTTGAATGGTATATTATGTATTATTAATGTCATATTGTTTTGAGATTCTATTTGAGGTAAATTTGCAATTGCTTTTAACTGGTTATTATCAAATGAAATATATAATGGCATTGGATTATCTTTTACGGTTCTTATACTAATCATTTTACCATTGTTTATATCCTGTCCATTATCTACGATTTTGGGATTTTCTATATAAAAGGATTGTGTATATAAATCCTTTGTTTTAGTATATAGCTTATTTAATGTAAAACTTGAATTTGAACCATTACCATTTATTGTAATATAATAACCAGGTAATGATGCACTTTCTAAATATATTGATATATTATTTGATATTGATATATTACTTTTTCTAGGAATGAAACATTGGTTTATACCTATTTTATTAGAAGTATTAGAAGTATTAGAAGTATTAGAAGTATTAGAAGTTTTTTTTAGGGTATTAATGTTAGAACCTTTTCGAAATTTCAAACTAGTTTCAGTTTGGCTTATATATGTATTTAATAATTTATATGATTCTATTGCAATTAATGTATTGTTATATACATTTAAAAAATCATTTTGTATAAATGCAGAGTTTGCATCATCCTTTGCAATTATATTTTTATATGTTGATAACAAATCACTGATTGGTTCTTCAACTTCACTAAATCTCATACTACTCGGTTTAAGTCTAAAACTTGTATTTGTAAAAATAGCTAAATAATCTTTTATATTTTTATCATTAATTTGGAAATTCATAGCTACAAATTGGCAACCATAAAATAATGATTCTGCTGTTTCATAATTGGAGCTTATTACATCCTCTAAATATTGAGGTTTAATTAGTGTCATACCAATTTTATTAAAACATGTCAAATTATTAATAATATCTTTATCATTCAATATTGTTTTACCAATTGCATTTGAGTTTTTCATTATATAATCAATTGTAGGATATTTTTTTTTAAATATCTTATTGCTTTTTTCTTGATGTGTTGATGATAGTTTTTGATTATATGAATTAGTAAATATTTCATCATGTTTCATATTTAATTCTGCTAATTCACTAAAATGATATATTTCAAATAATTTGCTGGTTGGAACAATATAGGGTTCTAATGCTGTTCCTATATATTCAGGTGTTGCAAATAAAATGATTTTACCTTGTAAGCTACAGAGCTTTTCTAAAAATATTGGAAACTCTTTATAGTTTTTTGCATCAATAAGAACATCACTTAGTATTTCTTGTATATTTTCACCTAATACTTTCAATGTAAATGAATTAGTAGTATTTAATACTAAATGAATTATAAGAGGATAAGCTATTTTTTTACCATTTATATTAAATGCATTATTTCTAATAACTTTTAATACTGATTTGATTTCTAGTGTATTTAAACTTGTTATTAATGGTTTACCATATACGGCTGTTGCTACAACGGGTAAAGATTGAACTGAAATATCAGCTTCACAAATTGGAATTTGTATATATCTAGCACCTGATTGTATTGCATGTGTAATCATATCATTACTAACATAATCATAATGTTGATTACCAACACACGGTGTCATGAAACTAGAACAAATATAATAATCACATAATTTATATTGTTCTGTAATATCAACTTGATAACATTGCGGTATTGGTTCTAGAATCTCATCAGTTTTTTTATAATTTAAATTAGCTATTACATTACTAGAACGAATATTGAAATTATATTTATAAACTATATATAAAAGTAATATTATTATAGGTATTGCTACAGCTAAATATAATTTTAAATCTTTATCTTTATTTACTAATTTGTCTTTTACACTTGAAACTATTGTATCAATAGTTGATGGAGGTTTATAAACTTTAGGTGTATTATTTACATTCATTTTATATTTTTATATTTAGTTTTATATTTAGTGTTATATTTATATGTCAGGTCTTGGGTATGGTCTAACAAAATACCTTATCTAATAGAAACAAAGAAAAAATAAAAAAAATAGAAACATAGAAACATAGAAACATAGAAACATAGAAAAATAGAAAAAAGACACAATTATATCATTAACTCAAAACTCTATACTTATATACTCTATACTATCTATTTATTAGTCCATGTATGACTACAATTAACACATTGATACAAGAAAGTTAAATCGCTTTCATTAAGTTTAATATATAATACATTATTTAAATTTGTTTTTTCTACACCAGGTATTTGTATTTCTAATAATTCACTATTTTGTATTTCTTTATTTGTAATACAATTTGAATTAGGACAAGGTATATTATTTACATGAGGTAATGTATTATCATTACCAAGAAATTGTATATTCTTTTGGTCAATTTTATTTTGTTTTTGATTATAATTATGCTGATATACACATTTATATTCAGGTTCTTTTGAAATATCAATAGTTTTAGTATAACTACAATTATTGCAACTATAACTCATGATTTTATTTGTATTATCAATCGAAGATATTTTTGTTATTAAATATGTTTCACAATCTGGGCAAAAATTCATTTTATACTTTTATACTTTAATACTTAATACTTAATATTTAATATTTAATATTTAATACTTAAATAAACTGTCTTTCTAAAAACTTAAGATTTTTAAATTTTACAATATTATTAGATTATATAAAGTTATTGTTTATGTTAATATTTTGTAAAATAAAATCAATTTTCTAATAAAATTAAAAATATTATTATATTATAATATTGCAAATTTTACAAATATTGCAAATATTACAAATATTGCAAATTTTACAAATATTGCAAATATTACAAATATTTATAATCTATAGTATTTATTTACAAATTAAAAATGCAGACCGAATATCGTAAACATTTATTACCTACATTGGCTAGAACATCGCCTATAATGTTTGCAATTGTATTATTAATGAATGCAATGGTATTACCATCATATAATTCATTTTATTTATTAATTATGTATACATGCGTATTAATGTCTAGTTGGGTTATTAAGAATATAATAATTAAACCATTTTTTAAGTTAATACGTCAACCCGATTTTCCAGTATTAACTTTTGGTATGCGTCCAGAAGGTGCAAGAGGATGTCATAAGTTTACAGTTAATGATAAACTTTCTACAACATTTGGTCTTCCAAGTAATCATATACAACTTGTATGGGCTGTTGTTATTTATGCATTATGTAAAATTACAGTAAATTGGAATAATGCAACAAAATCATCTGTTGATAAAACACAAACAACAATTACAACATTTGGATATATTTGGATTGTTTTATCATGGCTTATATTATTATCAATAGGTTTATATATAACTTATAGTAGAATTTACATTGAAGAATGCAATACTGTATTACAAAGTTTAATAAGTGGTGTATTAGGAGGTGTATGTGGGTTTGTAATTTATTACTTTGAAGATGATGCAATTAGATTTCTAGCAGATAAACTGAGGGCTCCTTCTCCTGTTGCTCCTTCTTCTGTTTCTGTTTCTCCGCCTGCTTCTGTTTCTCCGCCTGCTTCTGTTTCTCCTCCTGTTTCTGTTTCTCCGCCTGCTTCTGTTTCTCCTCCTGCTTCTGTTTCTCCTCCTGCTTCTGTTTCTCCTTAATATAAATTATACTTAAATTATATATAAAACTATGTTTTATTTTAAATTTTTAAATTTTTAATATTTTAATATTTTTTACTAAAAACTATAACTTAAGTTATAATTAAATTATAATTAATTTATAATTAATTTCTAGATAAAGTATAATAATAAATTAATAAATTAAATATTAATCATTAAACAATAATTGAAAATGACAGTTAAAATTAAATCACACTTAAAACAAAAATCAAAATCTAGAAAATTATCCAAATCCAAATCCAAATCTCAAAAACGTAGCAAGCAAAGAGGAGGTAGTCCTGCATCAAGCATGGTAATGGAAGCTACAATGAGACCACCAGCTATGCATGATTATGTATCAAGTCCACGAGTTCGTGATGAATGGACAGATGATTTTAAAAGTTTAAGGTGTCAACAAGGTGGTAGAAAGAGCAAGAGCAAGGCACATTTTGGAGGAAGTGTAGCTAGTGATTATGTAATGTCTAATTTAACTACTGATGCGAAGACATTTACATTTCCTCCAGCATTAAGTGCAAATGCAGATATTAATAGTTTAAATACGTATAAACCATCTGGTGGAGCTCGTAGAAGTAATAAAAGTAATAAAAGGAGACCAAAGAAACAAAATAAAAACAAGTCAAAGAAAAGCAAAATGAGAAAACATAAAACTATGCGAGGTGGTCATTATGGCTCTGATTGGATGTCTAGTCAATATTCTTTAGGTTCTTATAATGCTGCAGAACAATCAGCAGATTATGTTAAACAATTTAGTTCATCAGGTGCAGGGTCGCGTGCAGATTACATGAACCCTCCTAATTTAGGCTCTGCTGGTTCTGGAGGGGCAGTTGGTGATTTGGAAGGTTCAAGTGGTAGAGTTATTGGAGCTCCTTTAATTTAGAGAAGTTTCATTTTATTAGTTTTATTTTATTAGTTT